CACGCGAGATGCTGTGCAGCTTCGACGCGCCGATTGAAGGGGCCTACTACGCGGACTTGATGAACGCCGCTGAAGCTGCTGGCCGCATTACTGGAGTTCCCCACGACCCCTCAGCGTCAGTCTTCACTTGGTGGGATTTGGGCATCGGGGACGCCATGATTGTTTGGTTCATGCAGAAGGCTGGTGGCGAGCTACACGCAATCGATTATATCGAGACTACTGGGAAGGGGATCCCCGAGGTATTGAAGATGGTCTACGGCACTTGGGTGGACCCCAATACGGATAAAATTCCGGACGAAATTGCCCACCGTCAGAGTTATTTGTTCGGCGCGCATGTTCCGCCCCACGATATACGTGCTAGGGAACTGGGTACCGGTAAGTCACGATACGAAATAATGACAAGCCTTATCCCAGAATCCCACCCCGTCATTGTAAGCCCCTCACTTTCGGTGGTTGACGGGATCGCCGCTGTTCGATCGGTAATCCCCATGGTTTGGTTCGATAAAGTACGTACTGAGGCGGGTCGGTCGGCGCTTCGCAATTATCACCGGGGCAAAACGGGTAAACCAGTGCACAACTGGGCATCACATCCATCGGACGCATTCCGAGTGGGGAGTGTCGCTATAAACCAGACCGTGGGCTATCTGTCAGCCAACAACGTCACATCAATCGGCGGACGCCTTCGCCGTAAAATTCGCGGGACAATTTAATGGACACCATTTTTGGCAATTCCGGCATCGGCTCTTCATCCACTGTTGCGTTTGATGACGAAACGGTATACGACATGCGGATTCGCAGCGCTATCGATGATGCCGTTGACTTCGAGGAAAGCTACCTGTCGGGGGAGCGGGAAGATAACCAAGCGTACTACAACGGTCTTAAACCCGCTCTTGTGGGTCCGGACGAGGGGGACGAGGAAGTCCCTAACCGTTCTTCCTTCATTTCTACTGACGTGCGTGACACCATTCTGACGGTTATGCCGTCTCTTATGCGAATTTTCACAAACCTTGACGAGAAGGTCGCGGAGTTTATCCCGACATCGGAAGAAGGTCAGGATGCGGCGGATCAGGCTTACGACTACATCAATCACGTGTTTTACGAGGACAACCCCGGTTTCCTCATTATCCACGCCGTCATTAAGGATTCGCTCACGGTAAAGACGGGCATCACGAAATGGTGGACTGATTCTGATGTGGAAGTGCAGGAAAAGACGTTCCAGAACCTGTCCTCTGAGCAGTACCAACGGCTGGTGTACGAAAACTCCGACATAGAAGTCGTGGAAATGGGTGAAACCGATCAAGACGGCCTCATTTCACACATTGTGGTAAAGTTTATGGTTGAGAAGCCACTTACCAAGCTTTCGGCGGTTCCCCCGGATGAATTCCGGATTTCCCGCGAAGCCAAAGACGTCGAAAGTGCTCAACTGGTGGGTCACGAGCGCGTTGTCCCATTGTCCGACTTGGCTGCCAAGGGGTACGACGTGGAGGAATTGAAAGACAACATCCAGTCCCAGATCGGGTACTCCGACGAACGGTATCTCCGTAACCCCGGTTTGGCGGACGCCGATTACATGGAAGGGGTGTTGTACGGCGAGTGGTACATCAGAGCCGACAAGGATGAAGACGGGGTGGACGAGTTGCGCCACATCTGTACTGTGGGGAACCCCAGACGGATTGTCCATGACGAAATGGTGCCCTATAGCCGGTTCGCCATTTGGAGTTCGGACCCGCGACCTCACACGGCTATCGGTGATTGCCTTGCCGACATAACGAAAGACTTGCAGCGCATTAAAACCAACATGATGCGCGGCCAGTTGGACAACTTGGCGGAAAGTATCCACCCCCGCACGGTGGTTAATGAGTTGGTTACCAACATTGAGGACGTCCTTAACGACGAAGTTGGGGCGGTTATCCGCACACGGGGCGACCCCTCGACTTCTGTGTCGTTCTCCAAAACCCCCTACGCGGGGGCAGACGTTCAGGTTACTGTCGACTATATTGATAAGGTTCGGGCAAGTCGTACCGGCATTACTGAGGCATCCAAGGGGCTGGACCCCAAGGCTATGCAGTCCACCGCTTTGGTGGGCATTGACGCCATCGTGTCTGGGGCGCAAGAACGCATTGAGCTTATCGCCCGCGTCCTAGCCGAGACGGGCTTGAAACCCACCCTACGGGGGTTGCTGCGGGAAATCACCGATAACCCCAACCCTAAACGGGTCCTTAAACTGCGCGGGAAATGGACACCGGTTGACCCTTCGACGTACGACGCGACCATGAGTGTCCGCGTTAATCCCACGTTGGGCAAAGGGACCGACTCGGTTCGGCTGCAAGCACTCGCCAAAATCGAGGCAACTCAGCAGCTTATCCTACAGACTTTCGGTATCAACAACCCGGTGGTTGGCCCCATCGAGTTCCGCAACACCCAAGTGGACATAATGGCTTTGGCCAACATCCGCAATCCTTCCCGGTACATGAAAGACATTACACCGGAGACACTGAAAATGATCGCGGCGCAGCCCAAAGAACCCGACCCAGCTGCGGTGTTGGCACAGGCCGAACTCGAGAAGGTCAAGAAGGACATCATCGTGGAAACTGGCCGGTATGCCCTGCAACAGGAACGTCAGAGATACCAGATGGAGAAGGATCAGGCGGACGACGATTTCCGCAGGGATCGTCTCAACGTCGATACCGCCGTAAAGGTGTTCGATATTACCATGGATGCGGACGAACAAATCCAGTCCCAAGGTGGCGACAAAGTAGTGGCAAAGGCGAAACAGGAGAACAAACCAAATGGTGGATAACACAGAACAACGAATTTTGCTGTCAGATGAGGCCAAGCGCCTAGTCGGCGACCCCCTGTTCAATGGCGTTTTGTCGTCATTGTTGCGGGACTACATGGCAAGGCTTACGGACAGCGTGCCGGGTTCCCCGGAAGGTATTGCCGCACACGCCGGGGTAAGGGCGCTGGATGAAGTCAAACGGTCCCTCGCAGCACTTGGCGGAGACGGGGCGGTTCTGCGTAAAAACATGGAGTCGAAGGCTAGGCGTGACGCCCATTCCTGACATTCCGCTACACTTGACCCCGCACGCACGCCGTGCTACAGTACACCTAAGAAAGGTAACCCATGACTGACGCAATTACAAACGCCGCCCTAGCCTTCGACCGAGATATGGGACAGGCTTCTCCATCGGCTTCAAACTCCGGTATTAGTGAGAGTGTCGGCGCTCCCGAGCCTATCTTCGGCAACAGCGACGTCCACGAGGACGACCTTACTGCTGGCGGTGACGATGAACCTTCCCCGAAACTGCCGAAGGCGCCGAAAAGCAAAAAGCAAACTGAAGAGGGCGACGAGGACGAGAACGACTGGGAAGACCTGTTCAACGAGGGCGACAAGGGTGAGGACGAGGACGAAGACGAAGACGGGGACGAGGACGAAGACGAGGACGAGGACGAGGACGAGGACGAGGACGAGGACGAGGACGAGGACGAGGACGACCTCGATCGGGTCTACACCGTTGTGGTCGACGGGGAAGAGGAAGAAATCTCTCTCCGTGAAGCTTTGGACCGCGGCATTCGAACCAAGACGTTCCACAAACGCCTGAACCAGCTTGATGCCGTCCGCAAGGATTTGGCCACCCACGCACAACAGGTGGTCGCAGATCGCCAGCGCTATGACAGCATGTTGGCGGAATCGGAAGAAATTCTCACCGGGCTGTTGCCCGAAGAACCAGACTGGGATAAGCTATTCTCAGAGGACCCCAAGGCGGCTCGCGATCTGCAGAAGCAGTACGACGGCTACAAGGGGAAAATTGAGGAAATCCGCGTCAAGCGTGTGGAAGCTCAGAAAAACGCTGCCCGTCAAGAGCAGGAAGATAAGGTCAAATTCGCACAGGCTGAGTTTCCCAAATTTTCCGCAATCGCCAAATGGCGTGACAGGGAACAAATGACCAAGGACCTGACCAGTATGCGGAAAACCGCGATGGCTACAGGGTTTACGGACGAAGAAGTTTCGGACGTATTGGACCACAGGATGCTTTCGGTGCTGTTGAAAGCGTCGAAGTACGATCGGATGATGGCCGCAAAGCCTAAACCGACCAAAAAAGGAAAGACACCTGTTACTCCCGGAGCGGGAAGCAAACGCACGGCTCGAAGGGGAATT